TGTATTCTTTTTAGAAGAATCTGCTGATGATAAACATGAAATTTTATTTGGTCAAGGTGCACTTGGTAAGTCGTTAAAAAATAATAACATTGTAATTGTAGACTACTTAGTATGTAATGCTAATAAAACAAACAGTGCTAACGTATTCTCTGTAGATAGTTTAAGTATTGGCGTTGGTTATACGAGTGCTACCATTACAACTAATACAAATTCTCTTGGTGGTAGATCTCCAGAGTCTATCGATTCTATTAAATTTAATGCTCCCAGAAACTATCAAACGCAAAATCGTGCTGTTGTAGATAATGACTATCAAAGAATTCTCTTAACTGAAAATTCAGATCTTCAATCTGTAATCGCATTTGGTGGTGAGAAGGCGATTCCTGCCGTATATGGTAAAGTTTATATTGCTGTGAAACCATATGGTGAAAACTACGCAACAACGAATAGAAAGTCTCAACTTAAAGATTCGATTGCTGATAGAACCCCATTAGGTATTGACCCAGTTATTATTAACCCAGAATATATCTATATTGTTCCTTCAATCACAACATATTACGATAAGACTTCTACTACTGTTTCTGGTTCTCAAATTGAATCTGATATAAGGGCAACTGCGACTACTTTCTCGACTAACAATCTTGAAAGGTTTGGTAACAAATTGAGATACTCTAGATTCACTCGTTCATTAGATAATATCACAACTGGTTCAATCTTAAACAATGACGTGACAATCAGTCTTGAGAAAAGGTTTGTTCCTAACATCAATAAGTCTGAAAGGTTATTATTAAATTTCAATAATAAAATTAGAAAAGGAACATTAAGTTCTACTGAATTTACTTATAAGAGTTTCCCTGCATATTTAGACGATGATAGTTTAGGCAACGTAAATATATATCGTTATAATGATGCAAAGGTTAAAACTAATATTATCACTAACGCAGGTACGGTTGATTATAATACTGGTCAGGTCGAAATTAATAACTTCGCACCGTCAGCATATGCAGATACTCAATTAAAAGTTTCAATAACACCAGATACGTTTGACGTATCTCCAGTGAGGGAACAAATCCTTTTAATGGATTCTGCCTCTGCTATTATTACTATTGTCAGTGAAACTACATAATGTCCGTATCAAATAAGATATCCAAACTTGTTGAAAACCAATTCCCCGACTTTTATAAAGAGGATGGGGAAAACTTCCTTGCGTTCATAGAAGCATATTATGAATATATGGAGCAGTCTGGTAAACTGACAGACGGCATTCAAAACCTACAAGACTATCGAAATATTGATACTACTCTTGATGAGTATATAGAATACTTTAGAAGGGATTTCCTTCCATCAATTCCTATTGACGTTCAGGCAGATAAGAAGTTGATGGTTAAATATATTCAATTCTTTAATAGTTCTAGGGGTACAAATTCTTCTTATAAGTTAATGTTTAGAGCACTCTATAATGAAGATATTGATGTTGATTATCCAGCTGAGCATATATTAAAAGTATCGGAATCTGATTGGAGAATCGATAGATATCTAGTAACGGATTATGATACTCAAAATTACACATTCATTGGTAAGAGTATTATCGGTTCTGATTCTAGATCGACTGCTTTAGTTGAGGATGTAGTAAGAAGAACCATTCGTGGTCGTGACTTAATGCAGATTTATTTATCAAATATTGTAGGCACGTTTGGTCATTTAGAACCTATCAGACTCGTTACTGATGTGAACAGCACTGGGTTTATTCCAAATATTGAAGCAGGTATTAATAAAATAACTATTACTTCTGCTGGTGGTGAATATGAAGTTGGTGATGTTGTTAAGTTGGAATCAGAAATTATTGGTGACTTTGCTAAGGTAGTAGTGACTAGTACAGCAGACCTTGCTGGTGCTTTAACTTTAGCGATTGCTGACGGTGGTTCTGGTTATAGGGGTTCAACAGTATCTCCTGGATCTACTATTACCATTCAGAACGTATCAAGCACGACTGGGGCATCATTCAACATTTCTCCAGCAGATATTGTAGATACTAATTCTCTATTGATGATTAATAGTAATCTATTTACAACCCAAAACGTATTTGGTAATAGAGCACCTACAATCACTAACGCAGATGGTGTTGGTAGAAAGATGGTGGACTTTGCTAATACTATTTTATCAAGTCCCGATTTTGGATTCCCCGAATCGGCAATAGACGTTCCCCCTCAAAACTTTAGAGATAACGCAAATGCGGTAATTAATATTGCCAACACAAGAACAGTTTCGATTGGTGATTCCATCTATGGTGCGACTTCTGGTGCTAACGGTATTATTAATTCAATCGTTAGTTCTGCAGCAAATAACGGGGTATTTAGAGTTGATACATATAAGAATTTCACAACAACAGAAGTTGTTAAGATCGGAACGGATGCGGGATCTGCCATAGGTAACGTAGTAACATTCTCCGCTAATACTATCGGTCATCATATCTTATCAGTCGGTAATGTGGTGGGTCAAACTATTACTGCCGGCGACGAATTAGTTGGTAGAACTTCTGGGGCATTTGGTATTGTTAAGAAAGTATTAGCAGATACTGCTAATGGTTATGTACAAGGTGTTGGTGGTGCAGACGATAGAAACTTAGTTGTTTGTCAAGTAACAGCAAATACAACTGCTAACTTAACTAGTCAATTTGTAACTGGTCCGATGAAAGCATTCGTTGCTAATGAAAGTTTAAGATTGGTTGGTGCTAATACGACTATTGGTAATGTGTCTATCACTACATCTAATACTCAAATTGAAAATATCTATACTAAATTAGACGATTCTTTCTTATTCCAAATATATAATGTAGGAACGATCTCTAAATTATCAAACGTAAATGGTGGTTTGGGTTATTTTGTTGCCCCAACTATCAATGTGACGGACTATGATGTTAAATCGATGGATATTGGAGAGGCGTATGTTACGATCCAAAGTGATAACGTTAATTGGGGAACAGGCAACTCATTCTTTACAATATTAACTACTGACGATAGACTCACTCAGACATCAGGTGCAGCGGGTTATGTGGTCGGTGGTGCTGGTCCAGGATTACCTATTGATGTAAATCAATATGCTAACGGAACATACGAATCTGTAGTTAGAGTTTGGCAAGACTTAGGTAATAGGACATATGGTGGTTATTCATATGCTAATAATCAGAACGCAGTTTTAAAAACTTATGCGGGTTCTTATACTCCAGGATATACTGCAGATTCTAGAACGCTAGAGAATACTGGTAGTGCTAAGATTGTTGGAGTAAAAGATGAAGGTATAATCGGCACGAATGCTGATATCAATTCGACCGTTGGTGCTAATGGTTCTATTGAAAGTTTGAGGATATTAGATTCTGGTTTCTCATATAAACATAACGAAAGTGTTAATATTAAATCTTCAGGAAGAGCATTGGCAACTCCAGGTACTGCTACACTCTCATTAAAAGGTGTTGCGAATTCGGAAGGATATTATGCTACAAGTAAAGGGCATCTATCATCTAAACGTGGATATTTACAAGACGGTGAATACTATCAAGAATTCTCATATGAAATTATCTCAGCATTATCATTAGATAAATATAAAGATGTTGCTCTTAAATTGGTTCATCCTGCTGGACAAAGGTTATACGGTAAGTATAGCGTTCAGAGTAATGTTGCGATAGACCTTTCTACGACTTCAACCAACACTAAGAAGTTAAAAGCAAATGGTACTATCGCAGTCACCAACAGTTCATTTAATGTTGTTGGAACTGGTACATTATTTACATCACGTTATGCTAACGGTGATACTATTATTATCGAATATGGTAATAAACAATTCTACTCAAGCGTTATAAATATAGTATCAACTAATACATCTGCAAACCTAGACTTTGCTTGGACTAGAGATACTCTAACTAGTGCTAATGTTTATTATACATCAGGAACAATTTAATGGCAACATATAGACACGCAACAAAAGAAATTTCGGTAAGTAACGCAAAAGCGTTTCTTCATCAATTGAACGCAGATGAAGATGGAAGAACTACTAAAAAGTCTGCGATTCTTTATACTGCCATCGGAAAAGTCGACCCATGGTCTAGCGATCCGACTCCTGATGACCACACATTATCTGAGCAACATTTAAAGTTTGATATGAAACGAGAGTTTTATGGTGCTAAAAAAGTTCAACCCAGTGACGCTGCTCACGTAGTTCCTAGACATAATTGGGTTTCTGGAACAGTTTATTCTATGTATCGTGATACCGATACAAATATATTTAACCGTGCTTATTATGTAATTACAGATGAATTTAATGTTTACAAATGTTTAAATAATTTTAAGGGTGCTACATCTACAACTAAACCTACTGGATATTCAACTCTACCAATAACGACTTCTGATGGATATATGTGGAAATATTTATTTACAGTTTCTGTAGATGATGCCGATAAGTTTTTAACAACCTCTTATTTACCAGTCAAAAAAATATCTACAAGTGACGGTACAGCAGAAGAAGATAGACAATTATTAATTCAAAATGCTGCAGTAAATGGATCTATTGAAGTAGTAGAAACAAACGCAGTTGGTTCTGGGTATAAGATGATTAATAATGGTTTAGTATCTGCAGGTGGTAAAAATGATATTCAGTTAAGTACGTCTGGTTCAGATCCTTCCCCTATTGATAATTATTATAATGGTTCTTCTGTTTATATTATATCAGGAACAGGTGCAGGGCAACTAAGACGTGTTATAAACTATTCCGGTTCAACTAAACTTTTAACGGTAAATACAGCATTTTCTACTATTGCTAATACGGATTCTAGAATTGTAATTTCCCCGACCGTGACTATTATTGGTGATGGTGCTGGAGCAAAGGCATACTCAAGAGTAGATACTTCAACTGGCGCTATTGCTAATGTGACTATGATTGCAACTGGTAGTAAATATTCTAGAGCGCAAGCAATAATTACTGCTAATTCTATTCATGGTTCTGGAGCAACTGCTAATGTTGTAATTAGTCCTCTTGGTGGACATGGAGACGATCCAATTTCAGAATTATATTCTGATAAAATTATGCTAAATACTAAATTACAGGATCCAGAAGGATCTTATATTACTGGTGCAGGGCATATCCCATCTAATACTGAATTTAGAACGATTAGTATTATTAAAGATCCTATATTAAAAGTTAATTCTAATAATATTATTCAAGGAACTGAATATATTGCTAATACTTCTAATAGTCCAGACACATTAAGGTTGGCAACTAGATTAACCGTTTCATATTTACAGATGAGTGGCGGATCGCCAGTAAACCCTCTTGTAGTAAGAGATATTATTTCTAACGAAAGAAATCTACTGAGAGCAAAGAGTGGTGCTTTAGAATTTGTAACTGATTTGGGGCAGACAACTAGAAATACGAATGCATTAAGTAATGCGGTTAAGGGTGCTAACGCAAACATCGTTTATTTACAAGACGACCCATCGCAATCTGATGCATCTTATTATCACGTCTATATAAATAATGTAGAGAGTTATGGTAATTATTCATCGTTCCAAGTTGATGATAATATTATAAAGAGTACAAGTGAAACTAACATTGCTCAAGTGACCGCAATTAAGGGTCCAGAGGCAAATACATTCTCCGGCGAAATATTATATACAGAAAATATATCACCAGTAACACGCGATACAGAACAAATAGAAGATATTAAAATTATCTTAGACTTTTAAATAGGTAAAAACAAATGGCAATCGAAACTAACCTCAATCAATCTCCATACTTTGACGACTTTAACGAGAACAAGAACTTTCATAGAGTTCTATTCCGTCCAGGATATGCAGTTCAAGCACGTGAATTAACTCAAATACAATCTATTCTACAAAACCAAGTAGAACGGTTTGCTAATGAAATTATGATTGATGGCACAGTGGCTACTGGTGTTGGTATTTCTACTGGTTCTGTTGATTACATTAAACTTAGAGATAAGGATGCTAACAATAGAGTATTGCTTCTAAGTGATTTATCAACTTCTGGTGTTATTGCTAACGTGGTTGCCACTGGTGTAACATCAGGCATGACTGCTAAATTAGTAGACGTCAAAGAAGGGTCTGAATCTATTGCTCCAAATTATTTTAGCGCATTTATCAACTATACTAACTCTGGTGCTAATAATACTACTAAGACGTTCACTAGTGGTGAAACTATTATATTCAGACACTCTGGTAATAACGCATTTGTTGTCGCTGCTAATACTATATCTACATCTGCAGATGGTTTAGGTTTTAGAGCAACCATTTCTGATGGCGTTATTTATCATAAAGGTAGTTTTATTAAAGTTACTCCGCAAAGTGTCATCGTTGAAAAATATTCAAACACTCCTAATAAGAAACTTGGGTTTGAAACTAGAGAAAGTTTAGTAAACTCAAATGAGGATTCTTCATTACTAGATAACTCAACTGGTTCTACTAACTATTCTGCTCCAGGTGCTGATAGATTAAAATTAAATCCAGTTTTATCTGTAAGAAGTATAACTGCTGCAAATACAACTACGTTCTTTAATATTGCTACTATTGAGAATGGTAAGATTACGCATAAAACTACGGATACGGTTTATTTTGATATTAGTAATTATATTGGTGAAAGAGCATATGAGACAAACGGTAACTTTGCCATTGAACCATTTAATGTTCGTATTAGGGAACATTTAAAGAACACTAACAACCTTGGTCGTTATACTGCAGCAGAAAGTGGTTCATCTACAAAACTTGTTGCTGAAGTTGAGAAAGGAACTGGTTATGTTGGTGGTAATAGGGTAGCAATCACTGGCCCACTATACCGCGACGTAGATAAAGCAACTGATTATGAAACTAAAAACGCAAGAACTATTGGTCAATCGGTTGGTAATTATATTTTTGTAAAAGAAGTAGTTGGTACGTGGGACTTTCAAGGTTTAAGAGAAGTTGGTATTTATGACGCTGCTCAAAAAGGTATTTCAGGAAAGAACTTTGGTTCGCAAGGTGCTACGGGTACATTAATCGGTACTGCTAACCTACGTGGTTTCCAATGGAATTCTGGTACTCCTTCTACTATTGATGGACAATTTAGAGTCTACTTATTCAATGTTGTGATGAACACAGGCAAATCATTCTCTGACGCAAGAGGCGTTTATGAAAATGCTGCAGGTGGTTCAGATAATTCTATGGGTGATATTGTACTAGAAACAAATGGTTCTGCTAAAATACAAGAACCGAGTTTGAATGGTCTTGTATTTCCATTCTCTCAAAGAGGAACTAAAACTCTTAAAGACGCATCTGATAATGTTGATACTCAATTCGTATTCAGAACAGAAAAGAGTGTAAGTTTCTCAACAGACGGCACTGCTACTGTTGCTGCAAATGTTGCTCATGCTGGTGGTACCGAAACTAATAATGATACTGGTTCGCCGTTATCAAATACTGACGAAAGAAATATTATAGTCGTCGCAAAGAGTGCTGTAACAACTGATGCTCATACTGGTTCAATTACTGGTTGGTCTGGCAACACTGTTACTGGTTCGGGAACTTCGTTTACTAACGCATATCAAGTTGGTGACTTTATTAAGATTACTGATGGTGCTAATACTATCAACGAAAGAATTACTGCGATCTCAGGAGTAACAGATTTACAAGTTGCTAATACATTCTCATATTCAAGAAGTGGTGTAACACTTGCTCATAAAACTAATTTCCCTGATGGTTATATCTTTGATATGTCATCTAACGGATCTATTACCTCTACGTCTACACAACATAGTATTAACTTAGGACAAGCAAATCTTGCTTCTACGTTTACTGCTTCTGTTTACTTCAACGTATTAAGAAGTGATGCAGTTCAAACTGCTAAGACTGTATTGAAAGATAAGTATATTCATATTAACACCAACACTAATGCTGCGACAAATAAAGGTCCATGGTCATTAGGTGTTGCTGACGCATTCAAATTAGTTGCTGTATATAAAGGTTCTAACACAGGAGTTGCGACAACCGATACTGATGTCACTTCTCACTTTACAATAGATAGTGGTATGAGTGATGGTTTTTATGACACTTCATATTTGACGCAAAAACCAACCAGTACACTTGACTTATCCGCACAAGGATTGATGGTTAAGTTTAACTACTTTGGTAGAGATACTTCTGCTGGTATTGGTTTCTTATCTGTGGATTCATATCCAATTGATGATACTAACCTTGCTAATACATCAGCTATCACCACTCAAGAAATTCCATTATTTAGTTCTCCGACAAATAATAAAAGATTTGACTTGAGAGATTCTGTAGATTTCAGACCTATTAAAACGAATACTGTTACGCCGTCTGCAACTGGTACTGTCGCATCGGCACCAACCAACCCTGCTGTATTGACTACATTTAGTATTGATTCGGATGGTGCTTATATGCCTACTCCAGATGAGAACTTCCAGACTGATATTCAATTTTACTTGCCTCGTAAAGATAGAGTAATAATGAATAAAGAAGGAAATGTAATCGTCACTAAAGGCGTTGCTTCTATTGTTCCGAGAACCCCTGAAGAAACTGCTGGTGGTATGACACTTGCTGTATTAGAAATTCCACCATACCCATCACTATCTCCATACGTTGCTAAAAATTATAGTAGAACGGATTATCAAGTCACGTTAGATCTTGAAAATAATCGTAGATATACAATGAAAGATTTACGTGTTGTTGAAGAACGTGTTAAGAATTTAGAATACTACTCATCACTTAATGCTCTTGAGTCGTCTGCTAAGAATAAACAAATCTTCGGTTCTACTGGAATGGATAGATTTAAGAATGGTTTCTTAGTTGATAACTTTGATGGTCATAATATTGCTGACGTTAGTAAGGCAGGATATCGTGTTGCGATTGATAGAACCAATTCATTACTACGACCTAAATTCCTTAGATCTGATGTGAGTTTCACAAACGACCTAAGTCAATCTTCAACAAATATGGTTAGGACTGGTGATTTAATAACCTTGTCATATACTAATACTACGTTGTTAGACCAACCGTATGCTAGTAAGATGAGGAATCCTGCACAAGAACTATCATTTAATTGGCAAGGTGAAATTACTTTAAATCCTCCTGCGGATAATACTGGTGATACAACTACGTTACCTGATATTCAAGTAGACTTCAGAGGAATGTATGATGCGATTGCTAATATTGCTGATCATATTGGAACTGATTGGGGTGCTTGGAATACCACTTCTTCTTCGGTTGTAGCATCTAGAGAAATATCTAGACGAACTTGTAGGCAGAACCAGTGTGGATTTACTACGTTATTTAACGGTCAAAGGTTTACGAGCGTTAGATCGTTAGACACAGTTCAAACTAATCAGATTAGACGTGGAATACAATTATCTGCGAGTCCTTCTACGGAAGTTATTTCTCTAGGTAATTTTGTAACCAATGTTGCTGTTAGAGATTTCATGCGATCTAGACTTATCCAGTTTACTGGAACACGTATGAAACCTAACACTCGTGTGTATGCTTATTTTGACGATGAGAAAGTATTTGATTATGTTACACCTACTAACTCATCATTTGCTAATACGGCAAACGAAGGAACTTCGATTACTACGGATGCGAACGGTAATGTATATGGAGTATTCCGTATCCCTAACGATGATACGTTAAAATTCCGTGTTGGTACTAGACGATTTGAATTAAAAGATATTGAAGATACGATAACTGGAGCGGAACTGGCAACAACTTCTGCTCATGGTGACTTTACAAGTATTGGTTTAGATATTACTCAACGTGGTTCATCTATTAATATGGTGACTCCTCAAATATCAAGAAATGAGGTGACTGATAATAGAACGATAACTTCTTTAACAACAAGTGAGAGAGGATGGAGATGGATGCCACCGAATCCAGACCCAATATCACAAACATTTACAGTGGTTGCTGATGAAGCTGATGGCGCATTTATTACTAAACTCGATTTATTTTTTGGTAAGAAGTCAAGTACGTTCCCTATCACGGTTCAAATTAGAGAAGTTGAAAATGGTTTCCCTACTACAACAATCGTTCCTTATGGTTCTAAAACTTTACAACCTGCTTCAGTAAGTGCTAATACTACTATTGCGAATACTGCAACATCGTTTACGTTTGATTCTCCTGTATTCTTAAAAAATAATATTGATTATTGTTTTAGTGTTCTTCCTGGAGGCAATTCAGATGATTTCGCATTATGGGTTTCTGAATTAGGAAGGAAAGATGTCGACACTGATATGTTGATTGATAAGCAACCCGCCTCTGGTGTTATGTTTACTTCTGCTAATGATAAAACTTGGTCTCCAATTCAATCTGAAGATATTAAGTTTAAGTTACATAGAGCAGACTTTACAAGAAACACAGGTACGGTTTATTTAGAAAACGACCCAATCGATTACTTTAGTGTTGATAATTTCTATGGAACATTTAATACTGCTGAGAAAGTTGTTGGTGAGGGTATCGTAACGTTAAGTGGTGTTAGTGGTAATGCTGCTGGAGTATATGTTACAGTCGGTACAACTATTGCTAATAATTCTGGTACTGCTGCGAATGGTGTTGTTAGAAGTATTGTTAATGAGTACGCTAATGGCACGGTTATTGTTAAGGTAGACCCATACAATCCAAGTAAGTTTGCTACACTGGCGACTGGTAATACTACAGTTAATATTTTAAGTTCAGACTTTACAAGTGGTGCGGGACAAGTAAAAGCATTTACTGCAAATACTAATAACGGTTTTGTTAAGTTTGTAGATGTCACGCATGGTAAGTTATATATTGATGATTCTAGTGGTTCATTTGCTAACGGTTATATCCGTGGTCAAGTATCGGGTGCGACTTCAAGAGTAACGACTGTTGATGATATTCGATTAAATACTATCGTTCCTAAAGTTCCTCTAATTAGTTATGCTAATACTATTTCATCATTTGGAATTAGAACTACTTCTACTTCTGGCACAATCGGTTCTGCTTATGAAGAAATTGCGTTGGGTGTAGAAAATACATTCAATGACGCAGAGAAGAAAGTTTACTCTAAGACAAATGAGAGTGCTTTATCTGCGGTAAGTGGTTCTAAGAAATCTCTAACAATTAAAGGTACATTTAGTACGACTGATACTAGGGTTTCGCCAGTTATTGATAAGTCTAGATCTAACGGTATCGTTTTAGGAAATGATATTAATAACATATCAACGGAAGAATTTAAAGAAGTTGGTAATTCACTTGTTAGGTATATTTCTAAACCAATCGAATTGTCAGATGGGCAGGATGCAGAAGATTTAAGTGTATATCTAACATCATATAAACCTTTTGGTACTGATATTAAAGTGTATGCAAGAATCCATAACCCTGAAGATGCGGAAGCATTTGCTGATAAAGATTATTCTCCACTAACTCAAATCACTGCCAGCAATACTTATTCTGATAGTGTAGACACTTCTGACCTTAAAGAGTTTGAATATGGATTTAGTGCGAATACAGATGGTCAAGGGTTCTTAACAACTGCGAATTCTCATGCTCGTTTACATAGTGGGAATAATGACGTTGTTGCTTATCGTTCTGCAGGTGGTAGTATCTATCATACCTATAAGACGTTTGCTATTAAGATTGTTATGACAAGTAGTGGAACTAATATCATCCCATTAGTTAATGATATGAGAGCAATTGCTTTACAGAAATAATGGAAGTAGTTAAGATACAAGATAATGAGGATTTAATCAGAGACGTTTCAACAAGAGCAATCTTAAACTCTGATATGTCCTCACTAGAAAAATATAGAGCGAGAAGAAATAAGGAAAGAGAAATGAACGATGATGTTCAAAATTTAAAGCAAGATGTTAATGAGATTAAATCTATGCTTAGACAATTATTAGAGAAATAATATGACAGTAGCAATTTCAAATACTAATTTAAACCAAAGTTTTAATACTTGGCGAACTAACACCAACCTATTATCAGATGCTATGAGCAACAACGTTGTTACGGTATCACGAGCAGGTTCTGCTAATCGTGGTGGTACTGCACAAGGAAATGGACATATTAAAGGCACATTTACTGCTAATGAATTAAGAACTACTAGTCTAAAGGGTGGTAACACTACTGTTGGTAGTTCAATTTCAATTAGTTCTAACGCAACGATAGGCGGAACTTCTCTTGCTATATCTGCTAATACAACCTTTACTGGTAATGTAAACTTTACTTCAGTTGGTACTGATAGAATAGTTTTAGGTGATGTGACAAGATTAAGGGTTACAGGTGGTTCTAATAATAATATTATGGTTCAGAATAATTCTGATGAATTGAGTTTCACTTCAAATTTAGTAGTTGATAGCGTCACTGCTTCTGCTAATATTAGTGCGACAAATATCTCAATTTCCGGCGGCAATGTTCAAACGTTGATTGATGGTAAGATGTCTGTTGCTAATACTCAAACGTTGCATACATCTGTTACTGCTAATTTAAACAGTTATATTGCGAACACCAATCCACTAATTAATGATAGAATGCAGGTTGCTAATACGGTGTCATTAATTGCATCGTCTAGTGGTGAGTTTGCGGTAGCATTATCCATAGCATTAGCGTAGGGAGAATTAAATGGGTGCAAAGGCAAATATAGTTATAGACCAAGGAGCAGACTTCTCTACAGAAATTACTGTGACTGATGTAAATGGTACAGTTGTTGATTTATCAGGATATACTGCTAGAGGGCAACTTAGAAAACATTATACATCTTCAACAAGTACTGATTTCACTATTACGTTTGGTTCTCCTAGAACAGATGGCAAAGTAACACTTGCGTTATCAAACGTCCAGACTGCTAATATTGCAGCCGGTAGGTATGTATATGACGCAGAAATTGTATCTGCCTCAAGTATAGTATCTAGGTTGGTTGAGGGGATAGCAACGATAACTCCAGAGGTTACGAGGTAATTATGGCAGATTATAAAGTTAAATTAACTCAAACAACTCCAAACTTTACATTAAAGAATACGACTATCAGTCAGTACAGGATTGATAAGATGTCTGACGTTGTAGAATCAAGTGCAACTAGAGTTGACGGTGCTATATTAGTTTATGACTTATCGTCAGACACATATATATTAAGAGATATATTAACTTATGATAATGGTTCGGATTCTTTTAAAGTTGATGGCGGTGGTTTCTAGTGGCAAGTAATACAATAATCTCGATAAAAACGAGTCAGTCTACTGATACCCCACTTGCGTTGTCTAATGGAGAAATGGCATATTCATATTCTTCTGACAAATTATTTATCGGACAGACTGCTAACTCAAGTGTAGCAACAAGTGTTGAATATATTGGTGGTAAATTAGCAATGGATAAAATTGCTAATTTAGAAAGTATTGTTATTGAGGGAAATCAAATTCATAATAATATTACAATTAATGGTGAGATGACATTCTCTACTTACACTAACAATGCTGTACTTATTGCTAAGACTGGTGGTGTAGTTGATTTTGTAACTGGTACGAATGGTAAACTGATGCAGATTGCTGCAAATGGCACACCTACTTTTGATGACTTAAATGGTGGAACATATTAAATAATGAATGAATTCAAAGACGCTGAAGAAGTCTTTGGTTTATATACGCAACAATCGGAAAATCAATTTGTAGAATATAATAAGATGATTATAGCGTTGAGGACTAAAGTAACATTTCTTGAAAAGCAAATTGCTGAGAATGAAAAGATTCCAGTTCCTAGAACTATTATCAATCAGATACTAGAACTTGAGATGAAGAACAGAAAATTACAGGATGATTTAAACTTTTACTCCCCTCATATACCTGAGAATGTAAAAGCAAAACGAAACAAACAGAAAGCACCCACTCGTAAAGGTGGATTACGATAAAGGTGTGTTTTTTTATAAATATACTAAAACAAAGAATTAAATAAAGGAGTCCGCAATGGCAAGTATAATTAAATTAAAAAGATCCGCAGTCGCAAGTGCTGTCCCATCTACACTACAAGAGGGTGAGATTGCAGTAAACATTGTTGACAAGAAACTATATGTCGGTGGTGTAAATGGTGGTTCAAATACCCAAACACTATCTGGAGACCAGTATAACTTAACATCATCTAACGGTTCTGATGCTGCAACGATTACGTTGACAGTTGATAACGATGTACTATCTAATGACGCAATTACGATTGCTGGTGGTGAAGGTGTTGATGTTTCAGAATCAGGTGGCACAATTACCCTTGCTGGTGAAGACGCAACTGTATCTAATAAAGGTATTGCTTCTTTTGCTACAGCAGACTTCTCAGTAACCTCTGGTGCTGTAAGTGTTAAGACTGGTGGTATTGCTACTGCTCAACTTGCTGCAGATGCCGTAGATGGTACGAAGATTGCTAATGACGCAATCGCTGCTGAACATATTGCTTCTAATGCAGTTGTTTCTGATTCAATCGTAAATAAAACGATTGTTGGTGGTGACATTGCTGATGCTACTATTACTGCTACTCAACTAGCAAGTGGTGCAATTACTGCAAACACTGTTAGTAATAACTCTGTTGCTTTAGGAACTAAGACAACTGGTAACTATGTTGCTACTGTATCTGGTACTGCTAATGAGATTACTGTATCTGGTTCGGGTTCTGAAACTGCTGGTGTTACAGTTAGTTTACCTGATAATATCACAGTTGGTAATAACCTAACAGTATCTGGAAACACTGCTGTTACTGGAAACGTAACTGTTGATGGTAACTTAACCGTTGAAGGATCTACTACTTATATTTCTTCATCTACTGTAAACGTTGATGATAGTGCAATTAAATTATCTGCTAACAACTCTGCTGATACAGTTGATATTGGTATGTATGGTAAGTATGTTGTTGGAGGAATTGCTACGTTTGGTGGTTGGCATCGTGATGCTTCTGACTCTGGTGTGTTTAAGTTCTATAAGGATTTAACTGCAGAACCTACAACTACTGTTAATACTGGCCATGCTTCTTATGCAATCGGTCAAATCGAAGCAGTTATTGACGGTGGAAGTTATTAATACGTTATAAATAGTATAAAGGGAACGTTAATGCTTATATAAGCATGTTCCCATTAAATTTTGGACTATATAGTCCGTGAACAATTAGAGAACCATATATATGGCGTCGATTTTAAAAATCAAACGTTCTTCCGTACTCGGAAAGAACCCCACTACAAGTGAAATAACTGCTGGTGAATTAGCACTAAATACTCGTGACGGAAAGTTATTCTCGTCAGATGGTTCTCTTATATTCGAAGTCGGAGCAAATCTACATTCCCTTTCAGTCGGTTCTGGCGGTCTTGTTATTGCTAACGGTTCTATTACATTCCCTACATCTGATGGTTCTGCGGGACAACTTATAAAAACAAACGGTTCTGGTGTATTATCCTTCACAGACACTGCAGCAACTGGCGCCAGTTGGAGTGCATTAACTGGTACCAATACTGCTATCAGAACTCTAGTTTCTGATAGAATGCAAGTAGCAAATACTACTACACTTCTATCAGATAAATTTGATAAGACTGGTGGTGTTATTAGTGGACATATTATCCCTTCTGCTAATATCACTTATGACTTAGGTTCTACTGCTAAAGCATTTAGAGATCTATATTTATCTGGTTCTACTATTAATTTAGCAGGAACTAAACTACAAGATGATGCTGGCAAATTAAAAATTATCGATTCGTCAACAAGTAGATCGGTAGAAATTTCTGCTTCTGCCGGAGTTGTCCTTGCTGGTACGACTGCTATCGATTCAACTGGTAAATTAGACGTTGATCAAACTGGTGGTGGTTTTGTAGATTCTACTTTGTTAGTATTTCCAGAAGGCAATTTAGACGGGACAGATACCTTTATTGGAGAATCTGGTATTTCTAGTAATAAAGACGCATTTGGTGTGGTTGTGTCAAAAACTTTCGATTGTATGGAACCTAAAGGTCGGTATCAAACTACTGATTTAGGATTCGTATAAATATAAAAATGATTAATGGAGTAAAGGTATATGCCAACTACAGTACAATTTAGAAGAGGAACTACTGCAAATAATGACGCATTCACTGGCTCAGCGGGTGAATTAGCGATAGATTCGACTCTTAACGAAATTAGGGTTCACGATGGATCCACCGCTGGTGGTTTCACTACTGCAAGAAAAACTGAGTTAAGTAAAATGATGAGTGTTGCAAATACTCAAGCATTATTTGCAAGTGTATCTGCTAACAACTCTACCATTAACACTAAGATGAGTGTTGCTAATACTCAAACCCTTGTTGGTGATAGACTAGGTGCTACTGCTTCAATTGCTTTAACTGGTGCCGTGACTGGTTCTGCTTCGTTCAGTGCAAATGCTGTATCAATAACAACTACTGCCACTGCAGATCCTACTATCACATTAGGTGGAGATTTAACTGGAAACGTTACACTAACTAATTTAGGTAACGGAACTCTAACAGCAACAGTTGTAGATGACAGTCATAATCACGTTATCAGTAATGTTGATGGATTACAAACTGCATTAGATGCGAAAGCAACGCTGTCTCAATTAACTGGTACTAATACTGCTATCCGTTCTTTAATCAGTTCAAATGACACTGATATTTCTGCTTTACAGAATAATGTTGCTCAGAAACTAGGTGCTACTGCTTCAATTGCTTTAACTGGTGCCGTGACTGGTTCTGCGAACTTTAGTGCGAATGCTGTATCAATTACAACTACTGCCACTGCAGATCCTACTATCACATTAGGTGGAGATCTATCAGGTTCTGCTACTCTGACTAATTTGGGTAATGCTACACTAACTGCTACTATCGCAGATGATAGTCATAACCATATTATTGGTAATGTAGATGGACTACAAACTGCATTAAATGCGAAAGCAACGTGGTCTGGTTTAACTGGCACTAATACTGCTATTAGAACTTTAGTTTCTGATAGAATGCAGGTTGCTAATGTAACTGCTAGATTCGTAACTTCTGATGCTTCAATCGCAACTAAGATGGCAGTAGCAAATGCTACAACTTCATTTGCTTTAAAGGCAGATCTTGCCTCCCCAACTTTAACTGGAACTCCAGTTGCCCCTACTGCAGCAAATACAACTAGCACTACTCAAATTGCTACTACTGCATTTGTACAGAACGTTGTTGATATGGATATCGCAGCGTTGGCAAACTCTGCTCCAGTTACATTAAATACTCTGAATGAATTGGCTGCAGCACTAGGAGATGATGCGAACTTTGCAACAACTCTAACTACTAACCTAGGACAAAAACTTGGTTCTGCTGCTTCCGTAACGTTAAATGGTGATGTGGCAGGTACTGCTAACTTTAGTGCGAATGCTGTCACTATTACGACAACCGTTGCTGATGATTCTCATAACCATATTATTGGTAATGTAGATGGAT